TGGTTGTTCAACACTAAAAAACTCTATGTAACTACCATTTGTAAATGTGTACTTTAAAGAAGACCTATTCCATTGATTATCTCTAAACCTATTGGTTGCTACCATAATCTTTAGAAAGTCTTTCATTGCTCCCCTACGCAAATGTGGTATAGATTCAGATACTACACTTGTTTCAAGCATAGGTGTTCTTATACATCTATCAATAAGTATAGGCAATATACCAAATGTTTTACCAGCTGATGTACCACCTTGTATTACCTTCTTACGTTTCTTTAACTTGTAAAGTTTCCTTATTGCAGTTGTAACTTGAAACACTAATCTAAATCAAATAAAGGTTGCTCTGATGTTATAGATATATCTTTTGTTTCTTTTGGTTTACCAGCATAATAATTATAAAACATTTGAACGTATTTAAAATTACCTTCTTCAACTCCTTTCTCAAGTGCTTTAAATGCTTTTGGCTCTAATGGAGTAAGTCTTTCAATCATCTTAACTTCTTCTGCTTTAGATGGTCTACCTCCTTTATTTCCTTTTGTTCCTTTGTTATTTGTTCTTCCGTCCATAATCAGTTTAAATTAGTTTACTAATTATATAATAAAAAAAACCTAACATTTTACTGCTAGGCTTTAAATTAATTAAATTAACTTTTCATCAAGTTGTTGAATCCAGTTCCTTAACATCTTTTTGTTACAAGTACAAGGCTCACTATATTTATGATTAAAATACTTTGAATGTAGTTTACACATTATTTTAAAATCTTCATTTGACATTGTTGATGTTGTTCTTTGTTTTACACCTTGCCAAATAATTTTATCTTCTACCATAGTTCAATATCATTTAGTTTTTCTTGTCTTTCATCACAACCACAATCATCTCCCCATATCTTTTTAACTATCCATTTGATACCAGTATAGTATGTAATTCTTTCAATAAGGTTTCCTAGTTTCATTCTTCTAATTTTTCTTTTAATCTATCTTTTACTTTTCTGTATGTGTTGTATAAAGAATGGTATGTAATATTTGTTTTCTTTGATAGTTCAGTAATACTATATTCGTCTTGTATTAGATTATATACTTTTTTATCATACCAATGTAACTTTTGTAGTTCTTGTTCAACAATATCATTTGCATCATAGAAATCAATATATTCTCCACTTTGTAAATCTAATACTAAATCTAAAGATATTTTGTTTTCTTTCTTTTGCTTATTCTTCATTTGTAAAAAGGTAGAACGTAAAGTTAGATAGATATAATAATAGTTTACTTCATCTCCGTAGGCTATGTTTAAACCCTTTTTAAGCATCTTTCCGATAACAAGGTACATATGTGATACAATATCCTCTGCTTCTTCTCTATTACACCCAAATTTAAGTGTGGTGTTTATCCACTTATTATGAGATTCAAATATCTTCTCTAACATAGTTAATGTGTTTGCAACAAAGTAATAAAAATAACTTAAAGTTTATTAACTACTTATACTATTTTATTAACACTTTTGAAAAGGGTATAGTTACCCCAAGTACATAGAAATATATTTTTATTTGATTATCTCTCAACGTTTATGTTTGAATGCATACACAATGATAAATAGTTATTAAATAAACATATAATTATATAATACTTTTAAAATGACATTTTACAAATAATCAACTATATTATTTTCTTATACAAAAATTAATTACTATAAGTTTTATTTATTAATAAGCAAAATCACTTATACCACTTGATGCTTCTATTACTTCACACTTATCTTTACTTTTCCAATCCCAACTTTTTTTAAGTATGTTTATACGTTCAATAACTTCATCTATTTTATCTTCTGGTATATCTTGTAATACGTCAAGAATTGGATTTGTTTTTATATTGTCTTTTAAATCTTTATATTTCTCTTGTAGTTTATCGTAATTGTATGACAAGTATTGGTTTCTTATATAAGAATCTTGATTAAATTCTAAATTGTTTAATTCTTCAAAACTTTCTTCTATACTTGCTAACCTAGAATTATATCTTTTGTACATTGGGTACATCTTAACAAGGTGTATTACTGTTGCGTGATGCATTGTCTTTCCTTCTGATTGAAAGTATAAAGCTATGTTTGTTAAACCTATCCTTAATTTCTTTCTTAAAACATAACATACTAATGCTCTCATCTCTACATAATCCCTTCTTCTTGTGTTGTCAAATATATCAAGTCCAGATACTTCTTTTACACTATCTCCTATTTTCTTTATATCTTCTATATTCATTTTATTCTGCTCCGTTATCAATTAATATTTTGTCTGTTACGTTTGTTACTTCTTCTTTGTTTAATGTATATGCTTTACATACTTCTTGTATCTTACAGAAATCATTAAAGTCAAACTCATTTAACACCCATTTAACAAACTCTAATTTGTTTGCGATTAGTTTATCTCCCAAACCTTTATCGTCTACATCTTCAATCTTATTATAGTATTCAGATTCTATATGCATTAACTCTTTTATAGTTCTGTTTACATTGTTCTTTACTCTGTGTCTAAATAGACCAGTACGCATTGCTTCTTCTAAAAAGTGTTGGTTTACAAATGATGTTATTATTGCACCACTAATCTTTTCTAAATTCTTTTGTGTTAGTTCCATATTAAAACATTGTTATTTGATTTGTATTGTTTTGTTTTTCTATTCCTAGTAAAGTTTCAAAGATAGTTTTACCAGCTTCGTAGTCCACCAAGTTTCTTGCAATCTTTGTTTTACTTTGCTCGCCTTTGTATTGCCTAAAATCGTAATCGTGAAAATCACATAATTCTGAAAACTCATTTTTTGTAGCACAAAGCTGAAACTTTCTTTCATTTAAACTATTTGGTAAATTAAAGTTTGTCCAGTATAAATGCCTACCTTTTTTCTTTGCTTGTATTAATGGTTCGTAATATGGTGTAACATTTTCAACAACATATTTACCTTTATAATAATGTTGAAGAAATAATATTTCTTGGTACAATTTCATATCTGGGTAAATAGGATTTGTTTTAGTTTCGTAGTTGCTACTATTCCAATACCTTGCTCTACTATGGCTTGGACAAGGAGGAGAACTCCAAATAAAATCAAATTCTTTATAGTGGTCAAGTAAATACTGATGTGCATCTGCAACTATCACTTTATCGTTTGGAAAACGTTCTTGGTATAACCTTGCAAGTTCTTCATCCCATTCAACAGCAGTTACCTCTATATCTTCTTTAACTTCATTCCACTTATATCTATTACCACCTAAACAAGCATATAAATTTAGTATTTTCATTATTTTCTATTTTTATTTCTATAATTACATAAATACGTTTCTATTGTTGGTTTAAAGTCAGTTAAAGAAGAAATTACAGCATTGTTTGTTTTAGCTAGTCTTTTATATTTTTTAAATAATAAATCCATAGTTTTAACTTCTCTTTTTGCAGAAGAAAATGCAACAGTTATCATCTCTCTAACACAATACGCTTGTATTTTTTTTGAACCAAATTCACTTGTAAGTTCAGATATTTTTTTAATTAGATAAAATGAAAATTCTTTATCTATAATTTTAGCTTTACCTTTTTTAAATTCTAAATGACAAGCCCTACCTCTTGAAAAAAAACAATTAACTACATTTCCAACAGAGATATTATTATAATTAGATAGGTAAGCATCATAAACTATTTTGTAATCTTCGTTATACCTTGAAAAAGCTTTTAAATAATCAAGAGTATTCCAGTTTTTATTACCATTATTCAATCCTATAATTGCATTCAAATGTTCTGATTTATTATTAGTATCTACCCATTCAATAATGTAAGCTGGAATTGTTTTTTGTTTTAAAAGTTTAGCTGATTGAATTCTGTGATGTCCTTCAACAACATCTCCTTTTGAGGAAATAACAATTGGCATCATCCAACCATAATCATTTAATTTTTCTTTAAAGTTCTCTGCGTGTTTGATAACAGTATCTCTATTTACTGATGCCATTTTCAATTTACTTATTGGATAATAAGCATTGTACTCTCCTCTTTTAATTTCTTGTGTATTCATTTGTTTTTGTTTTAATTATTAAATATTTGGTAATTGTAATCGTGTTCGTTATAATATTGTTTTGTTTCTTCTATCTTATCTTCTAATAATTGTTCAAGATAGTTATAGATGTAATCTATCTCATCATCTGATGCTTTATATATTTCTTCTCCTTGATAAAAATTAGTTTCTAATATCTCATTCTTTAAACTTACTTCTATTAAGTATTGGTTAGTATCTAAAATTAAAGTTACTTCATTTGGCAATGAGTTTATACAAAAATCTCTATTGTGGTACTCTGGGTCTATTGTATTTATTAGTTTAATTAATTCCATATTATTTGCATTGTTGTTTTGCATTATCTAATTCTAATCGTATTTGAACTTCAAGTATTTCTACTTGTCTTTGTAACCATAAATTGTCTGTTATGTTTACGTAACTTTTTATTAAGTCTAGTGTTTCTTCCATTTGTTTTGTTTTTAACTGTTAAATAATATTAATATCATTGATATAAACCATAAGCACATATAAGCAACTATCATAATCATAAGTAGTACGAATAAGAACTCTCCGAATCTTGTAAGCATCTTCTTCATAATTATAATTTAAAGATTAAACCTAATAACATTCTTGCTATAAAATAGCTTGGTGCTAAAATCAATACTAATGTTTGTAATTTTTTCATCTTGTTTTGTTTTAAAAGGGAGGTTTTACCCTCCCATTGTTTTTATTTTTTTATAATATATTCTTTTTTTAAATCTCTTACTATTCTCTCATATAAAGCAACCTCTTGCGATAAACTAGCTCCTTTTATATACCATTGGTATTGTCCAATTTTTTCTGATTCTAAACTTCTAAACTCTTGTCTTGTTACTATTGTCATAATATTTGTTTTTAATTATACTCAAATATAAAACAAATTATTTAATTAACAACTATGTTAATACATTTTAACATTTCTTTAACATTTAAGAAATTGTAATACAAACAATGCCAATTATAATATAAGCAACTATTGATGCCATTACTATAAATGATATCAATCCTTTTTCTGTGCTTGATTTATTCATAACTCTTTGTATTTGTTTTTTAATGATATGTAATGATAATCTGATTTGCTTAACTTTAAATCCATTAAGTCATCCATTGCATCTTGCCTTCTAATGCAAGGTGGTAGTTTGTCAATTAGTTGTTGTAGTTTCTGTATTAATTTTCTTTTGTACATAATGTTTGTTTTAGTTTTTCAATATATAATGTTGCATCCATTAATTCTTCTTGTAGGTGTTGTAGCCATTCAGAGGTGCTTAAATCGTTTCTATCCATTGTTTTGTTGTATTTCTTTATACCAACTCTTGAACGTTCTTTATATGAACTTACAACTGATTTAACAATGCTATCTTGTTCTTCTTGCATCTCTGCCCATTTTTCTCTTGTATTCATTATTTCTCGTATATTTTAGTTACTATTATTTGAAAGATACCAATGTATAAAACTATATCTTCTTCATACATTTCAACATCATCAAATGTATAATGTCTTATACCAAGCAGTAATCCTTTAAAAAATCCAGCTTTAATCTCGTATCTTATTAATGTCATAGTTGTATATCTTTGTGTATAAATCCCAAATAGCTTGGAATGATTCTTGTTTATTAAATTCTTTTCCTTTCATATAGTAATTACCTTTTATCCTATTGCAGTAAACTTTATAACTATTACCAGATACAACTGGATAAATAATAAACCCTTTTTTAAAACAGTATTGCTGATGCTGATAATTACAATTTTTTAAAACAATCTTATTTTTAATCTTTGGCATTTAATTCCTCATATATGTCAATTAATTCAAGTGCTTTCTCTACTCCCTTTGCCTCACAAAATCTTTTCTGGTCAAATAGTTGAATCCAATATTCCATAATGTCTTGTCTATCTCCATTACTAAAATAGCTATCAACACAACTTTTGTAGGCTATCTTTTCTTGATTGTTACAAAGTTCCTCTGGTAACATAATCTTCTATATTTTCTGTTTGTAAATAGTCATAGTATCTTTCTGTTGCAATGTCAAGTTTTCTTTTACCACTATCAATAAAGTTATCAGAACATTTAAAGATACCAACGTCAAGGGTATTTTTATCAACTACAACAAATTCAAAGTCAAATGCTCCAAACAATTCTAAATACAATGCAGCTTGTAAGTCATAAGAAAAGTGATTAGCAGACCTTTCAAAACTTTTTATGTCAGCAGTTGTTTTTAAATCTATTACAACACCATCTTTTAATATATCTGCTTTACCTCTAAATGCTAAATCATTATAGGTATCAATTGCTGGTATTTCAAATCTTGCACCTTCCAGTATGTTCTTTACATCAGTTACACTTCTTACTCTTTCAGATATCTTTTTTGCTTTATGATACTCTGAGTTAGTAAATACATTGTGTGAGCCAAGCTCTTGTACTGCAAGTTTATATTGCTTTGATGCCTTTGTACCTTCTGTAAAAGTTAAGTAGTCTACCTTTTCTGGCTCAAGTACCATAAGGTGTATTAGTTGCCCATCTCTTAATGCTTGTACATTTGTTTGTTTTTCTGTTAGTGAACGATAATAAGCATAAGGAGAATCTAAAAGTTTCTTTGATGCTGAACTTGATAATGCATTTACACCTAAGTAACCATAGTAAAATTCATCATCCATCATCTTACTTAAAATGTCTTGCTTGTCAAATACTTCGTTGTTTAATAGTTTAATTGTTTCCATTTATTTTAGTTTTATTTTTTTTAATATTAAGTGTTCTAATGTGCTAAGAGGAGGAATCCATCCTTTTGCGTTATTATCCCCTCCAAAGCTATTTCCTTTTACTTTTACATCTGCATTCTTTAAGTAGCTTAAAAGTTGTAATCTGTTAAAAACATAAGCAGTTTCAACATTGTCAAGACTTTTTAAGATGTAAACATAGTAAGTTGCTTTTGATGCTATAATACCACTATCCTCATCTTTTCTTGTATTCTGAAATTCAATATAAATATTTACTGGTCTATTATATCTATCAGCATAGTAGTAACCTTTTGAATCATACTTAACCTCATAAGTAACCTCTCTGCCTTTATAATTTGCTTTTATATCCCAATCATAAAATCTTTTGTTTGGTGCTTTCTCTATATCCGTATGTGTGTTTGACAATTCCTTTAACCATAAACTTTCTCCTAAATTACCTTTTAAAAAACTCATATCAATTTAATTTTATATTTTCATAGATGCAATATAACCAAAAAGTTACTTAAAATTCAAAATCGTTATTAACATATTCTGGTAGTATATTATCATTTACTGAAAAACTAAAAGGGTCAAAACTTCTATTTCTACTTCTTTTGCATTCAACAGTAATCCAGCCTTTATTAACTTCATTTTTTTCTAACTTTATTTGTGTCTCTGCTTTCTTTTCTAACGCACTCCCTAAATTTCCAGTTGGTTTATCACTACCAAAGTTTTGATGTATAATTGTTAAAAGATGACATTGTTTTTTTGCAGTCCAAGTCATAATCTTCTGCACAACATAATTTGTTTCTGTCATTGAATTAACATCATTTAATAAATCTGCAACACCATCAATAATAATTAAACCTATTTTATCTTCATTGTATTTATCAAAAAGTATGTATTCAATAAAATTAACCCTTTCATTTGGTGTCATTGCTCTTAATGCATAAGTATGGTAGTTGTCATCAGTTTGCAGCTCATTCATTATTACTGGTCTTCTAAATACTTTCTGACAATGAAACTTACCTTGCTCAGTATCAAAATGAATTATCTTTCTTCCTCGTCTATGTCCTTTAATATTACCAGAGTATTTATTACCTCCGCTTTGATATGCTGATACAAGTAAACTGATAAAAAATGACTTACCTACTTTTGGAAATGCTTGTACAAAACTAAAGTTTCCATCTGTGCCAATTGGTATTGGGTATTCTATTTCATTACCTTCAACATCTCTATCAATGTAAGAGCCACAACTAAGTGAAACTGGAGGGTATTTTATTACTTCTGATATATCTACATTTGCTTCTTCTTCAAGCATCTGCATTGCCATTCTATCTGCTTCTTTTTCTTCATTCGTTTTTATTTTCTGCGTCATCTATATATTTCTGTATTTTTGTTTTATAATATTTACCAAGTACATTATCATTTAAGAATTTATCATTTTCTAAAACGTTCTCTGTAAATTGTAACTTAGTTTCATAATAGCTCATCATTGTTCGATTGTAGCAAATGTATATAATTTCTCTATAACAATCTTCAATATTCCATTTTTTACTTTCTTTATTGCTTCCAGTGTATTTCATCCAGTTGCTTTCAACGTAATCAATCCTCTTTCTTTTATATCCCTTTAGAGGTGGTCTTGTACGTTTGTTAAGCAGTATCTTTTTACCAATGTAAACTTGTTCTGTTCGTCTGTTAAGTATTCTGTAAACAAACCCAACTGCATCTGCTGGTAAATCTTCTCTTGATTTTATTCTTTGTCCTTTATAGTTCCACATATAAAAAGTTTTAACTAAGTGTATAACACATTAAAACGTGCCATACACAACTGTTAGCCACAATTATTAGGCTAAGTATTTCTCTATTGCGTCTTTGTATTCCAGAACACCTTGTTCATATAAATCAAACCATTCGCTTTTTTGAAAGCCTAATAACAGTTCACGTTGTTGGCTAACATCAAATAAAACCAATAACTGCTCACTTGCTTCTGTCCAATCTATACAACCTATCTCAAGGTCATAGCATATTTCTCTAATTTTATCTTTCATATCGTTACTTGTTTTATCTGTATTACGTTATGCCCCATACAAATTAATATACCAGTTTTCAAATTCAATTTTAGCGTTTAGTTCACTAATTGAATCATATTTTAATCCACTCATTATTGCCCTTTTTCTGTAACCTTGTATGTAAGCATCTTCTAATGATTGCTTAGTAAAAGTACGTGGCATAACACTACCTATACGTAATGCCTTATCCACTTCTGCTGATGTTTGTTCGTATTTCTTGCTCATTTCTTTTAATTTAAGTTTGTGCGTAATTTAAAGAAGGCACTATGCATAGCCTCGTCCGTTAATAAAAAAGGAGGTTTTTACACCTCCCAATTAATTTAAAATGGCAAGTCATCTGCTGCAACTGGTGTTGCTTTCTCTGCCTTTGCTTCTGACTTCTGAACAAAAGATTGTAAGTCATCTGATGCATAGTAAATTTTACCATTGGCAACATACCTTTTTTTCTCTCCGTTCTCTCTCTGCTCTTTTGTTTGAGGAATTGTAAAAGATACATTCTGCCCAAAGTTACCTTCTTCAAAAATTGAAAAGTTTAACTTCAGTTTCTTTAACTCTTTTCCATCTTCTCCTTTCTTTGGTACTAATTCTCTTTTAGCATTGTAGGTTAAGATGTTCTCAAAGTATTGAGAAAGTTTTTTAATTGTGTCAAGTTGTAACTCAACGTCTCCTAATAAGTAAGGTTTTTTTGCACTCATAATTTTAATTTTAATTTATAATCCAGTTGTTATTTTATTGTCTATCACTTCTATAATGTGTCTAAAAGTGCTTCTTTCTTGTTCGCCAGTTACATCTACTCCATTAATAAAGAATCTGTAATGGTCTTTCTTTGTTTTTCTTAATTCAAAGTCATTCATAAGTTTTAAAATATATTTCAGTTTTTGTATTTGTTGATTCGTTTATAGCACTTACTGTATGTATTTGATATTTCAATAAAAAGTTTGAAAAAGTATCATAAGCAAAGAAATCTAAAGATTTATCTGGGTTGCTAAAAAACTCTATCTCATAAAATATTATATCTTTTTTTTGGTTTGGTATTACTGTTCTAAAAGTAAAAATACCATCTGATATAAATTCAAATTTTAAAGGTGTTTCAAAACCAATTAAATTTATTACATCTGCTTCTGTTGTTAATTCTGTCATAATTTATGTTTATTTAGTTAATAGTTCTTTTACTTCTTTTGATATTCTGTACTTTTCTTCAACTTTAGAAATGTTACCTCCACCTTTTAAGTATGTCTGTACTTTCTTAAATTCAGCAGTACCTTTATTTAACCAACTCTTTTCAGTTGTTTTAACACCTTTTCCGTGTGTGTTTGTAGAATCTGCATCTTTTGTATCATCAATCAAAAATAAACCATTTAAGGCATACTTACGTGCATACGATGAACTACTACCAAATGATTGTGCTATGTCCATTCCTTTTCTGTTTGGGTCAATACCAGCTTGTGCTTTAGTA